TGAGCCGTTATTTAGTTTTGATTGATTCTGGAAACTCAAAGCCGCAGTGATCGCAAACAAATGTCTGAACCGACACTGGCTTGGCGCAGCACCAACAACTGATGTCACGCTTTGTGACCTCGCTGCGTGGCGTGCGGAATGTTTTGATCCCGTTGATCTCTCTCTGAATGTTTTGCATGTTCATCCTCCTCTGCATCTACCTTAGATCTCTGCCGTCATCTGAAGCAAGGATATTTCTGAGTGCTTGGTGATGTGGATTGCGTCATAGATCATGCGGAAGATATCTGAGTGATCTGTTCCTGTTTCCTCGTCAATCTCGCTGAGATAGTTCTTAGCCAACCTCAGCCCTGCGAGAGCCTGTGCATACTTGCTGCTGATTTCCAACATCTCGTTTTGAACATCCCTGTCCTGCACTGAGTTGATGATTGCCAGCACCTCTGTTTTATGTGGTGATCCTGCTGTTTTCATGTGCCCTCCTCTTGAGCGAGGGGCTGGATGCCCCTATGAATCAATCTTGGCTAATCGGTGTGGGTATTGCAAATCAACGAAACCCATACCTAGTCAGGGTTTCCCGTCAGCAGCCCCTCCACGCAGACCAGCCACAGCCCCCATCAGCCCTGTTCTGCCTGATTATCTCTAGGGCTGCAGCAATGTTGACCTCTGGGATCAGCAGGTCAGTTGGTTTCAACTCTCGCTGCATTTTCGTTTGCAGGAATCCCTGTGGATACCAGCGTGTCTGTTTGATCCAATACAGATTAATTTGATACAGCCCGAATGAGCCTTTGTGCTTTCCAATAGTTGTTGGATCTGCAGAGTTGATCTGCGAGGTGTCGCACCTGCTCTCACGAAACATGATCTCATCACCTTTCACAATGTCTTTGTCAGACCATCCAAGATCGTGCATCAACTGCCACCACTGACCACACTTGGCGTTGCTCGCCACCTTGTATGGCAGTTCAACAACACGATCTGGAACATAACTGTTCTTTATATAAACAGAACCAGAACGCTCATCAACATTCAACGCCTGAGCAACACCAGCGAAACCTGCCAGCATCACCACCACACTCGCAACAACTTTCCTCATAAACCTTTGCTTCACTTTCGCCTCCTCTAACTTTGGGTATAGATATAGAACTAAATGATTTTGGTTTCTTTCAGCAGCCCCTTAGAGCATCACGGCACAACATCTGTGCTGGTCGTTCGCCTCAGTTCGGCGTGTGCTTTCAGTGTAGCAGTGATTGACAACATATATGTATGTGCTTGATCACAGCGAACCTAGAGATGTAATGCCCCCCGTTGGGATGCCTCACTCCAACTACCATTTCAAACGCACAGTGCCTCACGCTCTTGACCAAATCATTTCATCTTGCATGATTCAGTGCAGCGCAAACTACCCACGCTTTCCGTGTGTTACCCGATCACCTTGCAACGGTGTAGGTCATGCGACTAGCCGATTGTAAAACCTCTATCTGCTCTCTGGTGGTTTCCAATTCTCGCCACGACAGTTAGGGCATGGGCGCACAACCTTATAGGTGTGCCCCTGAAAAACAACTGTCGGCTGCTCTGTGAGCATCCTGCCGTCAGATGAATAAGTTATGCCGTCATCCCACAGCGATCCTTTGCACAGATCGCACTGAATATCGCTCTTAATTTGGTGCGATCCCTGAACCTTGCGAATGATGTTGTGCATTTCTTTCAGAGATGCAGGAAACTTCTCGCTGTTCAACTTGATCCAGTCAAGTGCTTTCCGTGAATCCTCCAGATCTGCTGCAAGCAGGAAATCATCAACAACCCAAGCGTTCTTCACTGTGTTGCGCCCGATCTGTGTAGTTGGGAACAGCCCACATATTCTGTCAATCATCCCCTCAATTTGCATTGGTGTCACAACCCCTCCTTATCAAGGTCAACGAATATAGCCCTGCGAATCGGGATTTCCATAAACCATTCATCTTGCGTGTAAATAGTGGATTTCTGGATAATCCTCGCCTCCATCACATCCTTGCCACTGACAGCGAGCAGCCGTGTGCGTTCATGGTTCAATGTCACGAAATATGTGCGCACATCAGGATCAATGAACTTGCGTTTTCGCACAGAATAGTGAACAGAATCAAACGGGAAATCAAACCCACGCCAGTTATGTTTGACCTCAACCTCCCACGCATACCTGCGATCATGCCAACTGCCCAACAGATCAATCCCGTATTGATCAGGATTCACACAGATCTCATGACCACGAGATTCCAACCACCTGATCACTAGGAACTTTGCGTCATCATCATTTTCATACAGGGCTGCATCAAACGGCTTACTCATCCGTTGCCTCGTAGAAAGCCTGCATTGCTGGCGCAACCAGTTCCTCCCACACGCTCAAACGGATCATGACCAGCCCCTCCTTGCCCCAATCATCAGGCATCAACACAGCCCTCGCAGGCTTGCGCCTAGATCCGAAGTCAGCCTCGTTAGATTTCACCTGCGCCTCTATGCGCATCCATGCGTTCACTGCAGGCTGTATCTGCTTGCCTGCCTTGACCTCGTTAGCAAACAGCGCATCATTCCAGCGTTCCTCATTCCCATCCCCGAACTTATGAGATGGTGCAACGCCTAATCGTTTTCGTGCTGTTCGCTGCTTGTTTAGCCCCTTGCGCCTTGACCGCTTTCCTCTCGCTGCAGGATCGCTGCAGCCCTTGACACGCCGTTTGCCGTCACGCCCTGCGACACCTAGCGTGCCGAACTTCGGGCATCCCTCCAGATTGCACTTGTCCTGATTTCCCTGACACTCGCCTTTGCGCTCATCCATTTATTTCCTCCGCCTTCTCAAATTGTTCAACGCAATCAACAGCCTTGCATCCACAAAGGTTTTCATGGTTTGCAACACAAATGCTGATTCCACGCACACGAAGTTCATCGTAGAGATGCCCTGCAATGACTTTCCAATCTGGCTCATCCATCACACAGCCTCCAGAGCAAACCAGTCATCCCACACCTCGCAAGGATGCAGCCCAAGTTTGACTGCATACCGATCAGCAGCCCACTGTGTGATCATGGTGTCATTCTTGAACCATTTGTACACAGTTGATCGTTTCGTTTCTAACGCCGAAGCAATAGTGATCACGCTGGCGTTCTGATCAAACCTACGCACCAACTCTCTTGCAGGGAAAGTCCGAACATCATATTTCCTACTCATCATCCTCAACTCCTCTGTCACCGCACAACGGTTTCTCTGGTATCGGCTCTCTACATAAACAACGATAAGCACTCTGACCTATCGCAATCATTTCTTCATCCTCATCTGAGCACGCTTGACACGCCTATCAGCAGGAGACAACCCACCGAACACGCCCCAACGGTCATCATCCTCTGGCAACGCAATAACCAGTTTCAAACATTGCTGTTTAACTGTGCATTTCTTGCACACCAGTTTTGCTGCATCCCAACGATCCTCAGCGAGCGTGGCAGGAAAGAAAACCTCTAACGGCTGCCCAACACACAACGCATCCTCTCTCCAGTGATCACGCCTCATTCTCGCCAATCCATGCGTTGTATGCGTACAGGGCTGTTCGTAGTTGCTCTATAGATAAACGATCCGTTCCATCAGCCCTAATAACAACACGGGCTGCATCAGCAAGATCCACAAGAACAGTGATCATCTTGCTGCGCAACGCATCCATCTCAGCAAACGGTTCACTCATCAGCGCAACTCCATCAGATACTTGATCAACCCTGATGCTTCCTTGCTGGTCAGATCTCCGACAGCCGACTTGTTGAACAACGCTTGCATGGCTGGCACGCAATCTCCGTTCACCTTTTCTTTCGCAAGTTTGCTGATCAAACCCTTCTGCTTGTCGCTCGTTTTGCCTCCAGACACATTTGCCCTAGAGATAGGCGTGATGTTTTCTACAGGCGTTGCGTTGAACTGTGCAGCGATCTCTGCCACTTCCTCTGGAGTTGGCTCGCTGTCAGCAACGAAGTCCTGCACAACCTTTGGTGACGGAACACCCTTCGCTGGATGATTCTGAACATGAGGCTTCGCCTGCTCTGCACGCTTCGCTTGCGCTGCAGGAAGGCTAGTGATCGTTGTGTTATCAGACCAATCCTGCTTTGACCACAGGCTGAGTGCGATACCGAAACGCATTGCAGCGTTGCGCAGGAAGTCACCAACCAGTTCTTTGTCAAGATCCTGCTTGTCGGCTCGCACCGATCCAACACCCAACATGGTTTTGCCTAGCAGCGTGAGCGTTGCCCACATGGTTGCTGTTCCGTTTTCAACATTGATCGCTGGTCTGCCGTTATCCCATGCGACAGGTTGCCATGACCACAACGGATCAACTTCAATCAGGATCTTGGTGATATCAGCGTGGCTGACATATGCCAGATTGATTCCGTTGCGTGGGATCGTTCCAACGATCTTTGGGTCTGGTGTTGCATACTGATCTAGCACTGCACGCAGCAGCACTGTGTTGATTTCCTCGCTCATTTTGCTTTGCCTTTCGTTACACGCATCACTCTGAATGGTGCGCCTTGTTTTTCATATTGACTAACTAACTCTGGATGATCTGCACGCAACTGTTTCGTATCCAGTGACGCTTTGCCTGCCTGCTGCTTCCATGTAACAAGTTGCACACCATCAACAGTTCCGATCTCGTTACCCAACATCATTTGAGCCAGCGCATCCTTCGCCTTGCTCTCCAGATCAGCAGCCTGCTTTGCCATAGCCCGTGCCTCCTCTAACTGCAATGCCCAATCAACAGCACTTGCAGGCAACTCAACGCTCGTAGGCGTTGGCTTCCAGATCCGTGCGATATCTGCAGCACTGAAAACATTAATGTCCTCATCCATAGAATCACCATCAACCCAACCACCGAACACAGCAGTTTCAATCTGCAGCGCATCAATCGCAGCAGGATTATCAGGCAACTCCACTACAGATATGCGCTGGTCACGATCCAGCACAACGAACCAGACAGGCACTTGCAGCACCGCTTGCTGCGCCCATCCCTGCCACAACCATTCATCAGGCAGATCCTCGCTGTTATAGATGCTGTAACGGGTTGATGTTTTCGCTTCAACAACGACGCTTGGCTGCTGCTCGTTATCCACACCATCAAGGCTGATTGATAAACGCCCATCACGGTAGATCACTTCGGGAGTGAAAATGTTTGCGCCCAATATGCGAGATGCTTCCTCAAGCAACGGCTTCTCTAACAGGTTGCCTCGCCTGAACACAGCGTTCTCCTCTTGCACGACAGGCTCGTTCACTTTGTCAGCAAACAGTTCGCCTCTGGTCTTATATGGGCTTGCGCCCATCAACGCAGGGATATCAGATGCACCGAACACGCACCTGCCCTCCTCGTCTTTCCATCTCGCCAGCAGCCAATCCTTGCTGCCATGTTTCTGTTTTGGTATCACTTGCATTTCTCTCTCCTCTGTTTGTTGTTTGATCTCAGTATGCCCAATGGGTGCTGCAGGGTTATTTACGCTCGCCCCATTTGATTGTGTATGCCTCAGCCATGCGCACAGGTTTCAAATGCCTGCTGCACACTGGAGGCTCGCTGACTTTCACGAATGTTGTGATCCTGTTTCCGCACTCAACGCAAACCCAACGCTGCTCGTTTCCTTTGCGCATCACTTCACCTCTATCGTGATCACCTCAAAGCGAAACGCTGGATTTGTCTCTGCTGCTTTCTCATTGAGCAGATCACATTCTGTTTTCGCTGCAACGAAATCATTGAACCGAAACACCTTGATCGTTTTCGTTCCAATCTGGTTATGCCTGCGCACCAGATGGTGCTTGAACTTCTTTCCTGCTTCCATGTTTTGCCCTCCTCTTGAGCAGGGGCGTTTGCCCCATAGATCCACTTTATCCAGCCCACCGATCCGAAGCAAATCAGGGAAACCCTGACTGGCATAGGGGTAACGCCAACCCCTCAGATCCGATCCCACTGTGCGACCTCTATCGTTGGCAGAACCCAATCAATCAGATGTTCCGCTTGATGCTCAATGATGTAGTCCACCGAATAGCCCCATGTTGATACTGATGCAAACGAGATCTGGCACTTCCACCTCCTCTGCCACACATCTCGCAGGCAGTGGTAGAACTCCCGTGAGTGCACATCCCATGATCCGTTCCTGTGAATTGGGGGAACTGCGATGTGGCACAGTTCATGCGCCAGCACTTCCCACACACGCTTGCTTCGACTAACTGATTGGCTGCGATCAACATTGATCTGGATTTTATTTCCGAAGCGTACAGCATGACCGCCTTGTTTGCCGTGATTCTTTCCACGAGCAATCACTATTTTCGGAAGTGGCTTGCCGTTGTGGTATGGCTGCATCAACTTCCAGATCTTCTCTGCTTCGCTACGGATGATCTTCGCACGCTGAGCATCAACACGCTGTTGTGCTTTCGCTGGTGCAGTTCGCTTTGCAACACTCGCACGCTTCGCAACATTTTTCTTTTTCGTTGCTGCTTTCTTTGCAGTGCGTTGTTTCTCTAGCGTTGGCGAAACTCGTTCAACAAGTTTGCCTGATTTGGATGAACATGGCAGACAATATCTGCGCACATCATTCATTCGTGGTTTGGATGGTGCAAGCAACCCATTGTTGCACACGCCACACTTCCATCTGACTTGATTCATTATGTCCTCCTCTTGAACATCTGGGTTATCTACCCATAAGGACACTTTATCAAAGTCACCGATCTCAAGCAAATCATCAAAACGCCATACCTGTATGAAGTTTGGGAACAGCCCCACCCCGTACTAGGGGGCAGGGCTACTCAACCAAGCCCGTAGCGGAGAAGGAGAACACTACGAGCAGGATCACCCTAGATGCTCTGTTGCATCCAGTCCACTCCCCAACACACGCATTGATTGAACCATTGCAACAGGAACAGAAAGCACACAATCATACTGCTCGTAACTATTCAACGATTGAGAAAGAACAATGTGATCAGGTTTAGTTTCTGGCAACAATATTCCACACGACACAACCACACACGGGTTGCTGTCAATCGAATCTCGTTCAATCCATGTGTTTGTATCTGCGTGTGCATCATGCCAAACGATTTCTACAAATGTTGCCACAACTCACCATCCTTCCTTCTTGCGATCCAAACAAAACACAGGTGCTTGAATTGTCACATTCCGTTCAGGTGTCACAATCGCTAACGCTTGTTGTGGTGGT